GGAATCGGCCATGCCAGAAGCGATCGCCTGACGCGCCGGCAGAATCCCGCCGCGCCCGAAATCGCTCTCGACGCGAGCTTCCGTCGTGCCGCGGAATTGGGCCACTCGACCAATGAACAGGTCGGCGATGGAATCGGCGATGGCCAGCAGCTGCGCCCGGCCTTCGTCGGTGCGCACGTCGGTCCGCTTCAACGGCGATTTGGTGGAAACGATTTCGTACCGCTTCACGCCCTGGCGCTCCTGGGCATCGCGGGTGTCGGTGACGCTCACCACGACCCCGATGGAACCAAGGAAGGCGCTCTCGTTGGTGACGATGCGCGAGGCCGCCGCCGCCAGCCAGTAGCCGCCCGAGGCCGCCAGGCCATCCACGTAAGCGGTGACGGGCTTCTTCGCCGCCCCGGCGCGGATCTGATCGGCGAACTCGTTGATGCCGTCCACCTGGCCGCCGGGAGAGTTGACGTTGAGCACGATCTGCGCCACGGCGGGGTTATCGAGCGCCGCGCGGAAGTCGCGCGACAGATTCTCGATCGACGTCGCCCCGCTGATCTCTGCGAAGATGCTGGCGTAACGGAACAGCGGCCCTTCCACACCGATTACAGCGACGTTGCCGTGCATCTCGACGCGGCCCCCGGTGTTCTCCAGCGGCCTGCCGAGGCGTGCGGCCACGGCTTCGACGTCGACCGGGGCGCGCTCCACGATGCCGAGAATGGTTTCCATGGCGGCCTGGGTAATCGCCCACGGCCGTTCTTGAATTTCGCCGAGAATATGCAGCAGGGATCGGGATCTCACGCGGCCTCCTTGTCTTTTGCCGGGATGGGTTCTTCCGGCTCTTCGGGTTGGTTGGGGGGTGCGGGCGGCGGCGCCTGCGCAGCCGCTGGATCGACGTAGAGGTCAAGCTCCTTCATCAGCCGGATTTCCATCGCGCGTTGCTCTAACACGTCGTGGTAATCCAGGCCCTGCTCCGCGCATTCCATCTCAAGGGTCGAAATCAGAGTGGTCATTCGAAGCTGTGAGGCCGTGGCTTCCTTCACCGGGTCAATCCACCCACGGCCCGGCCCGATCCACTTGGCGCGCGAATAGAAGGGCAGATTCTCGTAGTAGCCGGGAGCCTCGATCATTCCGGCGTTGACCGCTTCTTCCAGCCACAGCCGGAATACGGGGGCCGCCCAATAGGTCGCCAGCCAGGTCCGGCGGTTGATGAAGAAGCGCCAGGCTTCGAGCAGCGCGGCGCGGGCCGATGAGTAGTTGGTCTTGGAAAAATCCTTCTGGATCAACTCGTACGGCATCCCAATCGCGGTCCCGATCTGCCGCAACACCGCTTCGATGAAGTTGGAGAATTGCGGGGCCGGGCGCGCCGGGGTGAAGGGCGTCATCTTGTCGCCGGGGTACAACGGGATGAACGTCCCGCCTTCCAGCTGGATCCGGTATTCGCCCTTGGTCGCCAGGTACTTGTTCGCATCGCCGCCCATCATCTCGGCAATGCCCGCCGGGTCCAGCGGCGTCTCGATGACGCCAGCCACCAGCGAATTGGAGATGGACGACTGAAGCTCCGTCCGCTGGTAGCTGTCCAGCATCCGGAACTGCTCAATGACCGGGGCCAGCAGCGGCTTGCCGCGCGATTGGTCGACCCGCTCCTGGGCCATGCAGTGAATCACCCGCTTGCGGCCCCAAGTTGTCTCCGCCGGGATGCGTTCGAACTCGCCTGTCCCGAATGCCGGGAACATCATGCCCATCCAGCTATCGGCTTTGCGGATGTGATACGCGAGAGGCCGACCGTAGGAGTCGGTCTCGACGCCGCCGCGCAGGCGCACGCTCGGCGGGACGGTGCCGGGATTGTCTAATCGGTCGGTGTCCACCAGCTGCAGGCAGGTGCGGAACGGGGTATCGCCGCGCTCCAGCCACAGCGGCAGCGCCAGCGCCTCGCCGTTTTGCAGCGTGGATCGAAACACCAGCTGCGTCAGGGAAGCGAAGTTCTGGCGGCCGGCAGCATCGCAGGCGCACGATTCGCTCCAGGTACGCCAGAGGCTTTCGACCTTGCGGCTCCAGTCCTCGGCCCACTGAATATCGCGCCCTAGCGCCCGGTAATCGGGCGATGAAGACAAGCGCAGGCCGATGCCGACCGTGTTGTCCTGCAACGTCTGGAACGCGCCCGCCGCGACCCCGTTATTCCGTTCCAGATCGCGCGATCGCGCGACCAGCAGGTCCTGGTCGGGCAGTAAATCGGCATCGGCGGGGGAGCGCATCGGCTGCCAGTTGGAAAGCTGCTTGCGCACACGCGAAGCCCCGGCGTAGGCCGAATCGCGATAGCCGAATTGGGCACCGGGGGCTGGCGCGGCGGGGTCGGCCTGGGGCTGCCCCCGCAGGCGCGCTATGAGGCCGCGCAGGCCCGTCAGAGCGGCTGCCCGGGGGGCCGGGTCCGTTGAGCGCATCCCCATGCCGTTGGGTCGTCCCGGCCCGGCGGGTAATCGCTCTGGCGTCATGGCGCGGCCTCGATGTTGATGGGCCGACGCCGCATCCCGGCGGTCGTGGTGCCCGTCGCCGCCGCGCACTCTGCGGCCAGCCCGTCGATGATGCGTTGCAGATCGGCGATGGAACCGCGGCTATATTCCACGCGGCCCAATTGTGGGGTGTCGATGGATACGACGGCCTGGCCGGACGCCAGCAGTAACATCTGCTGCTTCGCCGCGATCAGCGCCTCGCAGGGGCTTAGGGGCACGGTTGCTCGGGGTCTAACAATCATTCGGGAATCTCCCTTGCGCGAATCGGGCGGAACTGCGGCACCGGGGTCGTGTCGAGCGTCGGCCTCGTTGCCGAGGCGGCCTGCGGGCGTTCGATGGTGAGGGCCTTCTCCATCTCGTCCCAACGGGCGGCGGTCCAGGATTCGAAGCGCAGGCTGGCCGCCGCCGCCCGGGCGTAGATCCGGCAATCGAGGGCCTCGTTGCGGTCGCGGCGCTTCTCCCACACCATCCGCCGGAAGCCGCCATGGGTCCTGGTGACCAGATGCTCGGCGGTCAGCTGCTCAAAGAACTCTTTGCTGTATTGAGGGAAGTGGCAGAATCCGGTCGGCCACGGTTCGCCCGCTTCGCGGTCCGGCACCGCCGACCGCAGCCAGCGGTAAAGCTCCTCTTTGGCGATGGAGCTATTGACGGGCCACAGCCGGATCCCATACTTCATCCGCCCATGGGGGCCGACCTCGATCATGGAAGGCGCGCCGATCAGCGACGAGACGCGGCTGTCGCCCTTGACCGCCATCACGCGCTGCGGCGACATCTTACGCACGAAGTCATATACCGAGGTGGTATTGAATCCGGAGTCGACCGCCATCTTGGTGATGCGCACCTGGCCGCCGTATTCGCTCTCGAAATCTTCATCGAGCAGCTTGGCGAGTTGCTCCCACACGGCGGGCTGTGTGGTGTCGCCTTCGAACACCCGGTAATCGACGCTCCAGGAGATGCGCTGGCGGCCGTAGGCGACGATCTCCACCTCGAGACGCTTCAATTGCACGTCAACGCCTGCCACCAGCAGCAGGCCGCCATAGGGAACGCGCCCGATGTCGTAAATCTCCCGGCGCTCGTACAAGCGGTCGGTGTCCGGCGCTTCGCCGACGTCGGCCCACGGCTGGCCGAGGATGGTGTTGTGGAAGACCTGCAGCTTCTCCCGGTCGTTCCCGGCCTCTTCATATTTGCGCGCGATCTGGCCGAACGAGAACCAGCCCACCGGGGAGTAGAGCGTCGAAAGATGGTAGCCGTGGACCCGGTCGTCGCCGCTGCCGCCGGGCTGCTGCGGCTTCCACTCGCCGCGCGGCAGCATCCAGTTCTTCGCGTGATTCGGAATCGCCGCCCCGCAGCCCTCACACATGTAGTGCGCGGCGTTGGGATTGTGCTTCGGCCAGCGCAGTTGTTCGAAGCGCAGCACCTGGGGCAGAAAGCATTTCGGGCACGGCACCCAAAACTGGCGCATGTCGCTTTCGTTGTAGAAGCGCTCGATCCGGCTCTTGCCGCTCAACACCGGGGTGGACACGATGAAGATTTTTCGGCGCTGCGCGTAGTTGGTGGTGCGCGCGATCGCCAGATCGCACGGCTCCCCTTCGCCTTCCACATCGCCCGGGTAGCCGTCCACCTCATCCAAGAACAGATACCGGGCTGACATCGAGCGCAGCCCTTTGGCGCTGTTGGCCCCGGTCATTACCAGGATGCCGCCGGGGTATTCCTTCGCCAGCACGGTGTTACCCGAGTCGCGCGATCGCGATTCACGGACCAGCCCGCGGAGTACCTCGGATTCATCGATTAACGGGGCGATGCGCTGCTTGCTGTTGCGCTTCGCCATATCGGTCGTTGGCTGAACGGCCATCATCGGCCCCGGCGCCAGGTGGATGGTGAAGCCGATCCAGTTGTTACCGCACTCCGTACCGCCGATCTGGCTGCCCTTCATGAAGATCACGGTGTGAACCTTCGACCGGGGGCTCAGGTCATCCATGATGTCTTTCAGGAACGGGGTCCGGTCGGTGCGCCATTGCCCCGGTTCGGGCGAGGACCGCGATGTCAGGAAGCGATGCTTATCCGCCCATTCGGACACGGTGAGGTCCGGATCCGGCCTGGCCCCGGCGCGGGCGGCCCGGCGGTAGATCGTGGCGGCCGAGAGAACGTCCGGTTCTGCGATGAATCCGCTCAAGCTGCCGCGCCCTCCTTGGGTGAGGACTCGCGGTTGGCGAACTCTTCGAAGGCCCGGCGAAGCTCGACCATCAACATCTCGTAAATCGTGGTGCTGTCGGTCTCGGCGGCGATTTGCGCGGACACCCGGTCGGGGATGTTGAAGCAGGCATCGCGCAGGATACGGAACGCGGTGAATGCTTCAACCTCGACCGACTTGCGGGAGACAAGATTGCCGAGGCGCTCCTCGTAGTCCAGCTTTTTGATGCGGGCCTCGTAGATTTCCTTGGCGGCGCGCGCCCGATTGAAGTCCGGCCCCGTCGCCAGCCGCTCGGCGCTGCCAAGCTCGGCGGCGTCCTGCTCGGCGTGGCGGATGGCGTGGGTTGCGGCCCGGTGGCGGCCCGCTTGGATGTGCCCGGTGGCCGCCGTGGAGGAGGCTGGGCCCTCCCCCTTCTTCTTCCTCGGCCCGTACCGCGCCTGGGCGTGATTGGTGTTCTGCTCCCACTCCCGGTCGGCCTGGTCGGTGTCGATCAAGCCATCGGGGCGGCGGGTGACGCGGCCCTGCTTTACAGCGAGTTGGACCGCCGTCAGGCTGACGCCGCGATGGCGGGCGTATTCTGTGATTCCGACCAACATGCCGTGCGATCTACCTTTTTTGCTACAATCTGCAGCAACGGGTTAATTCACTGGGCAGCTGGTTTTACTGGCTGTTCGTTCGAATCAGGGGCTGCTGATCGCACAGCGGCCCTTTCCTTTTCCAAAATCAATCGTTCCCGCTCGACCTGCAGGAAGGTGCCCCCGGTGGCGGCGAGAATCGGCTGGCGCCTTGTGTAGTTCCGCCAGCGTTTCAGGATCACATCGCAATAGGCCGGGTGAATCTCAATCAGCCGGCACTTGCGCCCGAGGCGCTCGGCGGCGATCAGTGTCGACCCACTTCCCCCGAAGAAATCAATCACTAGATCGCCGCGGCGCGTCGAGTTCATGACGGCCCGCTCCAGAAGCTCAATCGGCTTCATCGTCGGATGTTCCCGGTTGGCCTGCGGCTTCTTCTCGGCCCATATGGTGGATTGGGTGTTGTCGCCGTACCACACGTCGGTTTCGCCCTTGCGGTGACAGTAAACAATCGTCTCGTGCTGCTGCTTGTAGCGATTGAACGTCATCACGAAGTGGTTCTTCGCCCAGACGATGTGACACCGGATGATGAACCCGGCCGCCTCGATGGCCTGCTCAAAGGCCGTATGCCGCATCAGCGCCAGAAAGCTGTACATCGACCCGCCTTTCACCAGGCAGTCGGCGTAAACCTGCATCGTGGCGTTGATGAACGGCTGGAACTCCTCGGGCTTGGTGTCATCCTGCTCGATGGCGTCGTGGAGCTTCTCCCGCTTGCCATTGACCCGCGCCTCGCGCCGGGACCGGGCGCTGTTGTGGTAGTTCACGTTGTAGGGCGGGTCGGTCAGCACCAGCTGAGCCTTCTCGCCCTCCATCACGGCGTCGACGGTCGCCGGATTCAGGCAGCTGCCGCAGGCCAGGCGATGATTCCCCAGGAGCCACAGGTCGCCGGGCCGGGAAACCACATCTTCCTCGGTTGCCGGCGCTTCATCGGGGTCGGTATCGCCCTCAATCGGATCCCCGGACACCTCCAGCAGATCCTCAAGCTCTTTTTCGGAAAAGCCCGTCACCAGGACATCGAAGTCATCGGCCAGCAGGTCCTTCAATTCTTCCCGCAGCAGCTTCTCATCCCACCCGGCGTTTTCGGCCAGCTTGTTGTCGGCGATGATGTACGCCCGCTTTTCGGCCTCGGTGAGATGCCCTAGTGGGATTACCGGGGCCTCCACCAGGCCGAGCTTGTACGCCGCCCGCAGCCGGGCGTGTCCGGCCAGGATGTCGCCGCTGGCCTCGTCCACCAGAATCGGCTGTGTGAAACCAAACTTCACCATCGAGGCGGCGATCTGGTCGACCTGCTCGTCGCTGTGGGTCCGGCTGTTCTTCGCGTAGGGCATCAAACGACCGAGCGCCCACATTTCCACACGCGATGCCATTGCCGGGATTGAGAATTTCGACATCTGTAGTAGCTTGGCGCGATTATGAGGGGCAAGCATCCGTGTTGTCAAGCACCGAAGCGCCGCGCCACCATGAAGTTAGCTCCAAATCGCCGGATTGGGCGCGTATTGTCAGCGTGGCTTTTGGGGCGCAGTTGGATCTGCAAAACTGGCCTTACATTTTCATAAATCTTGCAGCGGTCACCCTAAGTATCTGAAAACAATACTTTTTTGCGCCCTG